TGGCGCGGAAGGAGAGATTTGAACTCTCGCGCGCTTTTTAGACGCCTACTCCCTTAGCAGGGGAGAAAAACCCATTGAAAACACTGGGGAAATTGGCGTTTGTAACATATTTTGTAGCATACATAATTCACTCTGTCGAGTCGTTTTGCAACTGATTTACGGCATCGACCATGCCTTTCATGTCCGGGTGTACGTACCGTTGGGTAGTCGTTATCTTCGTGTGGCGCATGATTTCCTTGATCGTAAACGGGTCGATGTTTTTCATCGCGAGGGCTGTAGCGGTTGTATGGCGGCATGAGTAAGGTGGTAGCTTTTGCACTCCGGCAAGCTCCAAACACTCATAATATCTCTTGTAAAAATTATCTTTGTTTATGCAGCAGATATTTCCGACGCGCGATTTGCTTTCTTCGCATAGTTCATGCAGCACCGGCGCAACGAAATCCGGGAAGACCATAGGCGTTTCCTTCCGCTTCTTTGTCTTTATGCCGCCTCGGACGATCTCATTCTTTTCAAAGTCAATCATATCTTTCTTGAGTTTCAGAAGCTCACCGGGCATCATGCCGGTATAAATCATCGTTAAAATAAACCCAACGAAGTGGTCTTTTACATACGCTTCCCATAGCTTTTTTACGTCGGCGTCGGTAAACGGCTCCGGCGACTTCTCTTCCAATTCCGGAAGCTTTATGTACTTTGCAAGATTCACGGTTGTCTGCTTTTCTGCGATTGCGAGGTTATAACAGTGGGAAAGGACGGTTTTCATATCTTTCCGTGTGTAATAGGTGCTGGCGTTGCGGTCGATAACATCCTGTATCTGCGCGATGGTAAGCGCGTCTATCTCACGGTCGGCGATTTCTCTCATGCGCTCGAAAGCCTTTTCCGCCGCTCCCTGACGATCAGCCGATAAGGACAGATAATCCCCACGCAGATATGTTTTGTAGTATTCTCTGAGAGTGGGGATTCGCTGCTCTTCCTTCGGAGGGTTTGCTGCATATTGGAGGGCGGCGCGCTTTGATGTAAACCCGCCTTTTGTTCGCATTTTTTGCCGAAGCTTGTCATTCTCGTCTAGGTAAGTTCTTTCTGTCCAACGCGCCGTCCACGTCTTCCCTCGCTGGTAAGCGCTTCCTTGCCCGTTCCCGCGTGTCCGGTTTCGCCGCGCTTCCTGTTTTTTCCCGCACCAGCAACAGTAGGGCGCGCCGTCTGGAATTTCTTTTTTACACTTGATGCACTCCATGTTTCCCTCCACGTTCTTTTCGGATCGCGTAGAAAGTAATTGCAGAAGCCAGAACTGAACCTACGATCAGGGCGATACACGCCCATGCGGTTACGGTCAAATCTCCATCGCGAATGAGGCCTGCGTTCCGAATCTGCGCATCCGTTACAAGGCAGGCAATCAGGGTAAAGGAGAGCAGCAAACAAAATAGGGCGAGAATGTAACACATTGTATGTGTAGACCTTATCTGCGCGCTCTGTAGGGCTGTTGCTGCCTCCAGCTTGGCGTTTTCAAGCTCGACGTGATGGATCTGCTTGGTCAGCTTTTCCGGGCTTCCGACGCGATTTTCAAGGCCGAACAGCTCGTCGAGCGACAACCCGAGCGTTTTGCATAGCGCAGCCGAGTTGTAAAGCCGTGGATCCGCTTGTGTTCCAGCGTATAATCGGCTCACGGCAGAGAAGGAAACGCCGGACTCGTTCGACAGCTCCTCCAACGTCATCCCGCTTGCATCTTTTGCCCTTCTGATCTTCCCCTGATACGCGCCGATAAACGGAGCGAGATCCTGTATTGCGGACATGATTACGCCTCCATTCGTAAGTTTCAGTTTTATTTCTTACATTTTCCATATAAAAATGCAAAACATGTGACAAGAACGCAGGATTCGCCCTTTTCTTACAAATATTATCTGGTACAATGAAAACGTAGCAGATAGTTCCTGAATTCGGCATCTGCTGAAATGGCCCCACCGTATGTTCCAGATACGATGGGGCCGGTCAAACCAAATATTATATCAAATCATCAGTCCCATAAACTGTACACCATCGGATTCCTGATTCCCAAAAATAACGCGGTCTGTTTGTTTATAATACCATGTTGATTTTTAGAACAATCGTTCTATAATAAATGTCAGGAGGAAAAAATATGGAGTGCATCAATATCCGGGTAAACAATGGGCGGGTCGACGTGACGGTCGACGGTGCGAAGCTGACAGACGTGCATAGCGTCAGCGTGGACTACATCAGGGGCATTCCGCTCCTGTTTTCCTGCGTCGCGGACGTAGGCCGGGAACAGGACGATCGGCGGGAACCGAGAATCCTGCACTGAATTTATTGTGCGTCCCTCGAGTTCGCTTCCTCCAGCACATTTCCGGCCTGGTCTACAAACTGCACACGCACGTTGTCGGCCGGAGTTCCGTTGAATGCGTTGTACATACCGCCGTACATATAAAATGCCAGTGTAAGGAGTGAGTCCTGAAGCCCAACCACATCAGTAGAAAGCGTTACAGTAAAGGACGTGTAATCGCTGGACGCTTCGGCGGAAATGACGTTTGGGTAGTCAGAGGAACCGGCCATGTCCGCAAGCTGGGCGTCAATGTTCTGCGCCAGCTCCTGCATAAGCTCTTTGTGCCGTGCCGCCGTCATAACGTAGGTCGCGGAGCCGTCAGGATTCAGCTCTATAGACAGAAGCCCGTCTGTTTCCTTTACCTTTTCGTCCAATGCCTGCTGCGTCGCATCTTCGCCGATAAAGTCGGCTGGGATCGTGAGCTTGACCTTATTGCCCCATGTTTTTTCAGCCGTTATCGGTGTGGTTGCCGTTTCCTCGGTCTGTGCGTCGTCTTCCGTCTTTGCCGACTCCGATGCGGAGATTGTATCCGGCTCCTGCCTCTTGATCGGCTCGGCTGGCTTCTTCGCGGGCTTTGATGCGATAAGGACAACTGCCAGCACAACGGCAGCGAACGGAACAGAAAGAATCGCGATTTTTTGAACCGAAATCATCTTTTTGTTTCTTGCGCCGCATTCCGGACAGACGCGGGCACTTGCATTGATTTGCGTTCCGCAAGAGCGGCAGATCATCTTCCGGTTCGGCGTGTCACAGTGCGGGCAGAACTTCTCCCGTTCCGGGAACTCTGCCCCGCATCTTGGGCACTGCACAATATATTCATTTTTAGTCATCAATGCGGCACTCCTTATATGGTTTGTAAACAATTACATATTACCACTTAGAACCAGCCACCGCAACATAGAAGCTGCACAAAAATAAACGTCGGAATTTGGAAGATTAGAGAAGGAGGACGCAAAAATGACTTGTGTTCAGGGTGATCTGTGCTATAATAAGGGTGAAGAAATTGCGCCCGCTGATATTGGCTTTCAGTATTTAATGGAACTTACATCAGAGGAAAAACTAGAACTAATTAGAATGTGGAAGGAGCGAAACAATGTTTCTGAGCAAGGAAAAGTACGATAATATTATGCTGCAGTTGTGCAGAATCAGGACTGAAATTTCTACAAAAGATGAGTGCGGAGAAGCGTGCCGGATGTGCGAACACGCGATCGGCGCGGCCAGCCCAGGCGGCGACATCGTGCTTGTCTGCGAAAAAAAGCTTAAAGCAGTTTGCAGCGACTTTAGCCCTCGGATCCTGACAGACATTTGTTCAGGAAATTCCAGAAATGTTCAGACGTAAGCATCCCGAGCAGGAATGAGATTACTGCAATCACTAAATCATGGATTCGACTAGCCTTTGTGGACTTCTTCCGCTGATCAATATACGCCAAGTAGTCCTTCCCGCGTTCTTCTATTTCAATTGCGCAGGACGCGCCAAACGATAACACAGGGACACCATCTTTGCTGGGGATTGGGTGCAGATTTGCAAGTCCAAAATGTTTCAGCCTATTTGCGGTCTGGAAAATATCATCCGTCGCAAATATTCTGCTATCTGCCAACGCTTTAAGCATTTTTCTTTCATCTTTGCTCAACTCGATTTCCGAAAACGGAAGGTCGCTTGCATCATCCATTCTGCTTTCTCCGGCTCTTTAGCATACGCGCCATTTTGAGCAAATCACGGCGCTCATTTTCATCCGCAGAACTCCAAATGTCACGGAGTTCTGCGGTTTCGCTATCTTCGGCCTCATCCTTCGGGATGGGGTCTTTTTTTATGCCCTCCTGCGGAACGAGTTCCTCGTCCGGCAGCAGGTCTGCCACGGATACACCGAGATATTCTGCGATAATTTTAAGATTTTTCATAGAAGGGTTTGTTTTCCCTGTGTTCCATAGAGAGTACGATGCAGACGTAATACTGCAATCCTTATAAAACTGCTGTTTCGGTATACCTTTTGCAGCAAGCAGGGCGTTGATTCGTGCGACTATGGGCGATTTAACCACAAAGCAACACTCCTTTTTGTATAACTTTACACCTAGCAATTACAAAGTTTTTATTGACACTAGGGACAACTTAGTGTATACTAGGCTTTGTTAGGGCGGAACTTACAAGTGAGGTGATGGCGTGAAGAAAGACAAGTATATATGGGGATTTCAGATTGTTGGTTCAGACTGCGGATATGACGAGTTCGGGACGTTCCATTGCGCGTGCGGTCATTGCCTTCCGTTACGAGTTGATGTAAGTAAGGGCGGCAAATATCGCGGCAGCGACTGCGGCGACGGCAGATACGACGGTGAAAAACATGTTGATAAGAAACCGCCTTTTCTCCGTGCGTGCTTTCGAGCCTTCGGTTTCGACAAGCACATTTAGACCGTTTTCTTCTATGGACTTGTAGCGCTTATTCCGATTGAGAAACAACCTGATTCTTTCTCTGAACGACTTGCACATGATTCATGCCTCGGCTTATGAGGCGTGAAAAGAACACCGCCCCGGACAGCTTATCGGATTGTTTAATAATGATAGGTGGTACTTTCATAATAACACAATTCACTAAGTTGTCAAGAAAAACTTAGTATTCACAGACAGGAGGTATGTAAAGGCATGGGTTTTAAGGAAGCGAGGCTTGCCGCTGGATTGACCGTTCAACAGGTGGTCAAGGCGCTAAAGGTTTCAGACGCATCCGTTTATCTGTGGGAAACCGGGCAGATGTATCCGAAGACGGCGCGCCTGCACGAAATCGCAGATCTGTACGGCTGCACAGTGGACGAGTTATTAAAGCCGAGAAAGGAGGAAAAATGACGCTGGATGATATCCGGGCAATGTCAAAGCCCACAATCCTCGCAAGCGAGGCGGCGCAGGTGCTCGGCTGCGATCCGCAGTGGATCCGCCTAATGGCGCGGGAGCGGCCTGAAAAGCTGGGCTTCCCGGTTTGCTGCACAAGCAAGCACAGAGTAAAGATCCCGAGAGAGCCGTTTTTGCGGTTTCTCGGAGCATGAGGAGGAACAAAGGAGGATACTGAACACCATGAGAAAAGCCAAAACCACCACCACCGTCGTGTCCCTGATTGCGGCGGCTCTGCTGGCACTGCTGATTACGGCCATGTTGACTGGCTGCTCGGAGGCAGACAAGGTCAATGCCAACATCAGCAAGCAGGCGGATTATTTCGAATCCGAGCGCCGGATCACCGTATACAACGCCCGGACAGACAAGATCATCCTCGAGACCGAGGGTTACATGAGCATTTCTAATAACGGAAGCAGTGAGCTGGTCGTGACCTGCAAGGTCGGACCCGGCGAGTACAAGAAGAATTACATATACTTGAACGACTACACTCTCTACGTGGTAGAGGACATTTCCGGGACGCACACAGACCCGTACCACTACAAGATGTACTTCCACACGGAATTCCCGGTCGATGTTGAGGTAAGGCCATGAAGATCAAGGAGCTTTTGAGCCTTTTCCGCCTGACGTGCGACGTGCGGGAGGCGGGAGGCTGACCCATGGGGAAGGAAAAGACCTACACCCTCACATTGAGCGGGCAGGAGCTGCATGATCTGATCGAGGCGGCGCTGGTCTGTGAGTGCCAGACGGCGCAGATCATAAACGGACTCAAGCGAAAGGGACTGGATCTGGACGCGCAGAAGCTCGTGACACAAAACGCCCGTCTGGCGCGTCTCGTCAGGCGGATGCAGGAGACGAAGGAGGATAAGCGGAATGCGGAAACTGATTCTCAGCGGAGACGATTGGTTTGAGCTGAAGCACACGCTGGAGCTACTTGTGATCGCGACCCACAATGAGGCCAATGAGTTTGAGGCAATGGCCGCACACCAGCCCGCGGAAATAGCGGAGCGGGCTGCAAACCTCGCAAAACGCCGCCGGGAAAGGATGGAGAACTATAAACGGCTTATGGCACTGGTAGAATCGGCAGAACGGCTGCCGGATACGAAGGAGGACGCAGAATGAGAACCAATCTTGCAGAACGGCTCGGGTATGAGCCGGAGGAAACGACCGAGGAGCGCCGGGAGCGGCTGCGTGAAGAATTGGAGGCCCGCAAGGCGGCGCGGCGGATCGTCAAGGGCCTGTGCCTTTGGGTCAGCGGCGCAGCGATGATCTTGGCCGCAATGGCCGGGACGGCCGAAATGACGTATGAATGCGTCGTGACTGGCTTCGTCGCGCTCGTAGCGCTGCTGTATGGTCTGGCATAAAGAAATGACCCCTGCCGCGCGGCAACGCGACAGAGGCCGAAAGGAAAACGATTGTCGCCCTCATTATAGGGCAGAAAGGAACATATGTCAAGTTTAACGGATTCCCGCGTCCGGCATGGTGCGAAAGCCTGCGTAGACGCGGTAAGGGCTGACTACCCGAAGTTCAACAAATGCCTGCTTTCTCAGTGCGAAGCGCCGGAGAAATACGGCGTGCAGCTTGTTCCGGAGGCAGCTGCGGCGATCAAGGCGCTGGACGCGCCCAAGAACCGCGCAGATCGCCGGAAGAAGACGAACCGGTATTACTTCCGCCTGACGGACGATCAGGCTAAGAAGCTGGACAGGCTTCTGAAAAAGCTGGGCTATTCCACGGTTCAGAGCTTCTGTGAAGCGCTGATCCGCCAGGAGGTGAGCCGGAATGGCGTATGATGGCGAAAATCTGTACTTGAGCATTCCGGAGCCGGAGTATGAGCCGGACGAGCCGGAGGACGAAGATCGCTATTTATTCCCGCCGCTGTGGCTGGTTGGAAAGATGAAACAGGAGGATCAACATGAAAGTTTATAAAGGCACGAATAAGGATATGAAGTGCCGCGGGTTTCAATACAAACTCGGCGAAACCGCCGTTTTTGATGGAGAGCCGCATCTTTGCAAGGCTGGCCTGCACGCGTGCGAACAACCGATTGATGTGCTGAACCACTACACACCGAATGAAAGCCGGTACTTTGAGGCAGAGGCAGAAGAGGTATCTGCCGAACGTGAATCATCGGATAGCAAGATTGTTGCGAAGAAAATGACACTGAAAGCCGAGATTGGCGTTCCTGGCCTCGTGAAAGCGCAGATCGAATATGTCAAGAGCCAAATCGGATTTGACGACGCGATCAAGCGCGCAAACGCCGAAAAAGAGAATCATGCCACAGGCAATCTGGGCGCAGCCTCCGCCACAGGCAATCGGGGCGCAGCCTCCGCCACAGGCAATCGGGGCGCAGCCTCCGCCACAGGCGATCTGGGCGCAGCCTCCGCCACAGGCGATCTGGGCGCAGCCTCCGCCACAGGCAATCGGGGCGCAGCCTCCGCCACAGGCAATCGGGGCGCAGCCTCCGCCACAGGCAATCGGGGCGCAGCCTCCGCCACAGGCGATCGGGGCGCAGCCTCCGCCACAGGCGATCTGGGCGCAGCCTCCGCCACAGGCTATCTGGGCGCAGCCTCCGCCACAGGCGATCTGGGCGCAGCCTCCGCCACAGGCGATCTGGGCGCAGCCTCCGCCGCAGGCAATCTGGGCGCAGCCTCCGCCACAGGCAATCGGGGCGCAGCCTCCGCCACAGGGAAAGCCGGTGTGGCGCTCGCGGCCGGCCTCGAATGCAAAGCAATGGGCGCACTCGGCTGCGCGATCTGCTGCGTCGAACGCGGCGAATGGAACGGGAAGACGTATCCGATTGTCGCGGTAAAAGCTGCAATCGTAGATGGCGAAAATATCAGAGCAGATACCTGGTACCAGCTGAAAAACGGCAAATTTGTGGAGGTGGAGTAAATGCTCGATACAATCTCCACTGTGAAGATGAGCCGCGAAGAATGGCTGGAGGAACGCAGAAAGTCCATCGGCGGGAGTGACGCAGCGGCTGTTATCGGAATGAGCCGCTTTGCAAGCCCGTACACGGTATGGATGGATAAGACTGGGCGTCTCCCGGAAAAGGAAGACACAGAGGCTATGCGGATCGGCAGAGATCTCGAAGAGTATGTTGCGAAGCGTTTTGAGGAAGCGTCCGGGAAAAAGGTGCGGCGCTGCAACTACATCATTCGGAACCCCGCGTATCCGTGGGCGCACGCAGATATTGACAGGCGAATTTCCAGCGAAAATGCAGGGCTGGAATGCAAGACAACCTCGACGCTTGACATTCGGCAGTTCAACGGTGTGGATTTCCCGGAGAAATATTATTGCCAGTGCGTGCACTATCTGGCTGTCACTGGCCTTGACCGTTGGTATTTGGCGGTTCTCGTATTCGGGCGCGGATTCTTTACATACACGCTCGAGCGCGATGAGGCGGAAATCTCCGCGCTGATGGAGGCGGAGAAGCTTTTTTGGCGGTGCGTCGAGGAAGACACCCCGCCTGCACCAGACGGTTCGGAGGCGACGACGGACGCGATCAGCACGATTTATGCCGACAGCAGCGGCGAACAGCTTGATTTGTTCGGACGCGAACAGCTGCTGGCTGAGTATATGCAGATCAAACGTCAGGCGGCTGCACTGGCGGAGCGCAGCCGCGAGATCGAAAACACGATCAAGCTCGATATGGGCACGGCAGAGCGGGCCGCCTGCAACGGCTACAACGTCTCTTGGAAGCAGCAAAACCGGCAGACGTTCCAGCCCAAAGCCTTTAAAGAGGCATACCCGGATATCGATTTGGCACCGTTCTATAAAACGGTGCAGGCCCGGCCATTCAAAATTACAGAAATGAAACAGGAGGAAGAATCATGAACAAAATCCAGCAGGCAACCGCGCAGACGGCTATGAAGGCACAGAGCGGCGGAAATCCGACAATGCAGCAGTATATCAAGCAGATGGAGGGCGAGATCAAGAAAGCGCTTCCCTCCGTTATGACGCCGGAGCGGTTCACGCGGATCACGCTTTCTGCACTTTCCACGAATCCGAAGCTGGCGCAGTGTACGCCGCAATCTTTCCTCGGCGCAATGATGACCGCCGCGCAGCTTGGCTTGGAGCCGAACACGCCGCTTGGACAGGCATATTTGATCCCGTACTGGAACGGCAAGCAGAATCGCCTTGAATGCCAGTTCCAGCTTGGCTATAAGGGCATGATCGACCTTGCATACCGCTCCGGCGAGATCCAGACGATCCAGGCGCAAGTCGGACACGCGAACGATACGCTGATTGCCGAGTATGGCACAGAATGCAGCCTGAAATTTATCCCGAAGCTGAACGGAGATCGCGGCGACCCGGTGAACGTTTGGGCGATGTTCAAGACAAAGGACGGCGGCTACGGCTTCGAGATCATGACGCTGGACGATGTTCGCGCCCATGCGCAGAAGTACAGCAAGGCATACGGCTCCGGCCCGTGGCAGACCAACTTTGAAGAGATGGCAAAGAAGACCGTTCTGAAAAAAGTTCTGAAATACGCGCCGATGAAGTCTGAATTTGTTCGGCAGATTGCGCAGGACAGCACGATCAAGACGGAGATCAGCGACGATATGTTCAGCGTTCCTACTGTTGTCGCAGATGCGGAAATGGTAGACAATATGCCTGTTGACCAGACTACAGGTGAGGTCATGGAGGGCAACGCAAATGCTGAATAAAATCGTCCTGATGGGCCGCCTGACCCGTGACCCGGAGCTTCGGCAGACGCAAAGCGGAAATTCTGTTGCATCCTTCACGCTTGCCTGCGACCGCGATTTCGCGGCGCAGGGCGCGGAGAAGGAAACGGACTTCGTGGATGTCGTCGCATGGCGCGGCACGGCTGAGTTCGTCAGCAAGTATTTCTCCAAGGGCCGGATGGCCGTCGTGTCTGGCCGTTTGCAGATCCGCAACTGGGAGGATAAAGAAGGGAATAAGCGCAAGACGGCGGAGATCGTCGCAGAAAGCGTTTATTTCGGCGACAGCAAGCGGGACGGGCAGAATGCTTCTACCGCTGCACCGGCCTCTTCGGAGTTCAAGCCGCTGCCGAGCACAACGCCGGTTCCGTTCTCTTCGCCGGATATGCCGCAGATGGAGATCGGCGACGACGACCTGCCGTTCTGAGGGCTGACGGATGGGAGATAAAAAGGAATACGTCAAGCTGTGGCTGAGTTACAGGAGCTATTTCGAGGCGTACAGTGCTGCTGAGGTGGGGCGCTTGGTGCTGGCCGCGATGGATTATCGCGAGTCGGGAGCAGAGCCAGAGTTCAGCGGGAGTGAGCGTTTCATTTGGCCTGCGATTCGACGGGACATTGACGAATCCGTAGCGGCTCAAAAAGCCATCTCCGCGTCCAGAAGCGAAGCAGGGAAGCAGGGCGGTCGGCCTGAATCAGAAAAAGCAAATGCTTCACCGGAAAGCAACGAAAAGCAAAAAAAGCAAATGCTTTCCGATGAAAGCAAAAAAAGCTATGGACAAAGGAAAAGGACAAAGGAAAAGGACATGGACAGTATTCTTTCCCCCCTTCCCCCCGCACTGCGCGAATCCGTTGAGAAATGGGTGGCGTACAAGGGCGAACGACGGGAGGAGTATAAGCCTGTCGGCCTGCAAAGCCTTGTTACGCAGATCACAAAGGCTGCGGAGGAATACGGCGAGGAAGCCATGATCGACGTGATAACCCGCTCTATGGCCGCAAATTACAAGGGGATCGTGTTTGACTGGCTGAAAGAGGCCAGCACACGCCCTGCGGCGCTCGGCCGCGCTGCAAAGCCCGGCTACGGCGTGCAGGGGCACCATGACGAGCTGAATCTGTTGGAACGTGCAGCTGTGGACAGGGTGATGGGGCCGGTGTCAAAGGGCGCTGCCCGATTGCAACAAGGCGTGCAGCGCCACGGGGACGAACTTGATGCGTTCCAGCTGGAGGCGGTCGAGCGAATGCTTGCGGAAAACAAGGAGGATAAGGCATGAGATTTGTTTGCGATTGCTGCCACGATCTGACGAACATCGAGGCAGACCGGATGGAGATCCAGGGCGACAAGCTGATAGTGTACAGCCGGGGCAAGCTGGTGTACGTGGCGGATCTCGGCCAGATCATGCTGGCGAAGCTGACGCCGACGGGGAAGGAAACAAAATGCTGACGCATCTGAGCCTGTTTTCCGGGATCGGCGGGCTTGATCTGGCTGCCGAGTGGGCAGGATTTACGCCCGTCGGGCAATGCGAGTTTGCCGATTACCCGACGAAGGTGCTGGAAAAGCACTGGCCTGATGTGCCGCGCTGGCGGGATATCCGGACGCTGACAAAGGAGCGTGCGCTGGAGCTCATGGAACGGGACGTGAGCGTGTATATGCTTCACACGGACAACACCGAGGCCATGGCCTTCGATGCAGAGGATATCCGCAGCTTTGACGGTATCTTCGGCGTGGAAGTCTCCGAATGGGAGACGGTCAAAGACCGCTTCGCACCGCCGGACTATGAAAAGGCGTTCCTCGATAACCCCGCCGACAGCTTTGCCATCTATCAGCTTCGGGATAATGATAATACGGCGCAGCTTCGCTTTATGAACGCCGAGTATCTGGAGAAGAAGGGGCTTTCCGTCGAAAAGGAGAATTACGCCGCCGTCTATGCGGGAAACCTTGACCGCAGGGGCGATACGCAGGACAGGTTGGACGTGCTGTATGAGACCTTCAACCTCCGCCGCCCGGAGGATTTTCGCGGCCACAGCCTGTCCGTCAGCGACATCGTGGCGCTGAAGCAGAACGGCATGGTATCCTGTCATTACGTTGATTCCCGGGGCTTCAAGGCACTGCCCGACTTCCTCAAGCCGGAAAACTATCTCAAAAACGCGGAGATGGCCATGGAGGACGACTACGGCATGATCGACGGCGTTATCAACAACGGGCCGAAGCAGACCGTGGCAGAGCTTGAGGAATAGGCAAAGTCCGGCAAGCCCATCTCCCTCATGGAGCTGACGCAGCCGAAGGCGCCGGGGAACAACCATCACGTGCGCCAGCTGGCGAATGCAGTGAAGCTGTTTACGGCGCCATGTGCAGCGGATGCGCAGGGGACGCACGGTGGGGACAATCACAGGAGCTTGCGGACGGACGTTGCTGGGCAGCTGAACCCGACGTGGGTAGAGTGGCTCATGGGATTCCCGCCAGGGTGGACAGAATTAAATGCCTCGGAAACGCTGTAGTGCCGCAGCAGGCATACCCGATTTTTAAGGCATTGATGGGGGAGCTGGACCGATGGACTTAGAACGAACCATGGAGGACGGCGTTTTGCCGGGACAAATGGTTCTTGAAGGAATGGAGGAAGAAACCCTATGACTGAAAAAGAGATCGTGAAGGCGCTGCGGTGCTGCGCGAAGGGGCTTGGACACGACGACGCGTGCGAAAACTGCAAGGTCGGAGAAATCCAAGATCGGCGGGAATACATCGAGTTTGCGGCTGCTAACGTGATCGAGCGCCTGACCGCCGAGAACGCGAAGGCAGAAGCCGAGAGGGACGCGGCGTTAGCAGACCTCGCGGATGCACGGAGTTGCAAGAATTGCAAGTATGCGTGCGATACGCGCGACTGCTCCAGCTGTAAATCAAAGACGTGCAAATGCCGTGAGTGTCATCTCGACAAGAATGCGTGGGAATGGCGCGGATTGCCGGAAGCGCCGGAGGAAGGAGGCAAGCATGAGTAAAGCTGTTTTGATCAGAATTCGCCCGGAGTGGTGTGAGAAGATCATCAACGGGCGGAAGACCATTGAGGTGCGCAAGACGCGCCCGAAGATGGATACGCCGTTTAAGTGCTACATCTACAAATGCGGAAACGGAAAAGTCATCGGGGAATTTCTGTGCGATGAGATCATCGAAGATCGCACGTATGGGCACAATGAAGAATTTTACAGAGCAGCCTGCATGAGCGCATACGATGCGGCGGCATATGCAATGCAGTCGCCGATGTATGGCTGGCACATCTCAGATTTGCGCGTTTACGATCACCCGCGCGATCTGTGGGAGTTTACCGGCCTGCGGGAGACAAAATACGGACTTGCGCCCGGGCCCATCACCCGCCCGCCGCAGAGCTGGCGGTATGTGGAGGAAAAGACATGGAACGACTGACAAGTCCTAATATCAACGTAGACCCGGATACCGACCGATTTCTGCACGCCGCGATCGGCGGCAAGGAAATCGACTGGAAGCAGTGCCGGGACAGCACGCTCAACGTGCTGATCAACGGCCCAACGAGCAACGGCTTTGGCAAGGATATTTTCCGCAAGATGGTCCGTGATCTGTACGGACGTCTGAAAGCCTACGAGGACACGGGGCTGACGCCGGAGGAAATCAAGGCTCCGTTTACGGAGGATACGATGATAAATCTGGCAGCGCAGGCGCTGGGCGTGGAGACTAGCCGCCTCCGCGGGCTTGCCGAGGCCGACAAGGACGGGCGCGTGGTAGTGCTGCCGTGCAAGGTGTATGAGACTGACGGGGTGCGTGTGTACGAGCACGCAGTGAGAGGGATTATTTATAGAACGGCGGGCGGCCCGGATTTTGACGAAAGTACGATCGGGAAAAGCATATTTCTCACCCGCGAGGAAGCTGAACGGGCGATGGAGGGAAAGAGGAATGGTTGAGTTTCGCCCGTGTCCGTTCTGCGGCGGAGAAATCGATGGGCCGAACTCCGTACAGTGCAATTACGGGAAGAAGATTATCACGATTGGCCTGATCTGCACAAAATGCAGAACCGGATTTAAGTTCCGGGCAACGTTTGCAGAAGATCCGTACACGGAAGCTAGAGAGGCTTGGAACAGGAGGGTAAATGATGGCTGAAATTATTCGCGGTGAAATCAACGAGCAAAAGAAATATTGCCGCATTCCAATTCGCTCAAAACTTTACGAAACCGTGATGGAGGATGAGAGCACGGAACTTTCAGCGGAAGCGATTCTCGCCATGCCGCACGAAAAAGCCGCTGCCGTGATCGATGCAATCATGGAGGATTGGCTTTACTGGCTCAAAAGAGCCGGGGAACTGTGGGTGCTGACGCGCAATTCCGCCGAGGAAACGGAGGGCAAGAAGGATGGCTGAACTGAAACCGTGCCCGTTCTGCGGCGGTGACGTAGAAGAAACAGGCGGTTCGTGTAATTTCGGGAAAAAGATTATGACGCTCAATGTAAAGTGCAGGAAATGCGGGACATCCGTTGCCCTGAAAACAGCATGGAACACGAACGCATACATTGAAGCGGTTGAGGCATGGAACAGGAGTGTAAACCATGCATGAGGAGGAAAGTTGATGCAGGATTGCTGTTTTACATGCAAAAATCTGGAATACAGAAAGAACTACGTTTATCCGTACCGGTGCTTGAAGCACAAAGCAGAACGGTTCTCGGAGAAGGAATTTGAACGGATGTACTTTTCCGGAGAGGAATGCAAAGACTTTGAACAAAGGAGGTGGCCTGATGGGCACAATTCTGGCGATTGATCCGGGGAATATGAAATCCGGCTATGTTATCGTAGAGCACGACGGCGAAGAAATTCGCCGCGTGCTGGAGGCCGGGAAGATCGAGAATCCGGCAGTGACTGATATGCTGGATCGGAAGCTTTATGCGAACTGCATAGACGTCGCGATTGAGATGATCGCGGGCATGGGCATGACGGTCGGGCAAGAGGTGTTCGACACCTGCGTCTGGATCGGGCGATTCTGGGAAATCGCGTTGAGGTCTGGCGGATATGAGCCGAAGAGGATCTACCGCCGGGAAGAAAAGCTGGATCTGTGCGGTTCGCTATCTGCCAAAGATGCAAACATCCGGCAGGCCCTCGTCGACCGCTACGCGCCCGGTCAGCCGAGTTTCGGCAAGGGCACGAAGAAAGCCCCCGGCTTCTTCTACGGCTTCTCTGCGGATATGTGGGCGGCGATGGCTGTCGCCGTGACGTATTTTGATAAGTACGTCAAGGGGGTAAAGCTATGAGCAAGGCGCAGCGAAAGCCTCCGAGCCCGCCGATGCAGCTGACGTGCGACACCTGCGGGAAAACGTTTATGCGGGCTCCATCGAAGTACAAGGCAAAATACAATTTTTGCAGCGAGGCGTGCGCATGGACGGCACATAGGGAAGCTGTGATGGGCCGGGCGGAGCGCGTGCAGATCCTGATCACGTGCTCGATCCCGGTATACCCGGAAATGCGGCCTGTCTGCGGACGGGTGTATCCTGCCGAGAAATACAAATACAGGACAAACCGGACGGGCTACGTCGTCGAGGTGGGCGGCAAACGCGTATGTGTGAGGGTGGACGAATGCAGGGAAATCTAGGGCTTACACCGGTGCAGGCTCCGTGCAAAGGCTGTGCGGACAGGCACACCGGCTGTCACACGGACTGCACCCGATACATAGCATTCCGCCGGGAGGCGGACAGATACAAGCAGGAGCAATCAAAGGACGCGGCGAGATATGCAACGACACGGGGCTGTATGCGGACGCTGCACGATGCGAACCGCGCAAAGCGCGAAGGGAGGCAACATTACTGATGAGCGGGATCACAGAGCAGGAATATGCGGCGTGGCTGGAAAAGGCGTTGCAAGCGCTCTATAAATCCAAGCCGCTTGCAATCGCGATTGTGGCAAAAACGGAATCGGGCAATACGCTTACGGGCTACTACAATGCGGACGCACAGGACAAGGCCGTGTTTGCCCACCATATCCAGAGCGATATCGTGTTGGACATTATCAAGGCAAATGCCGCAGAAATCAAGGCCATGATGGAGGGCGTAGACGATGGAACAGATTAAGGGTGCAAAGTATGACGATGAAGACGCGGGAGTTTTCAAATGAGCACGCCGCGATACGGCTGGTGGGCCTATGCAAAATGGATGATCCGCAGCTATAAGGGCGGCGGGCTGATGACGAAGGCCGAGCGCGCTGCCGTTGCGGATGCAATCGCGGAGACGGAACAGCTCGTTGACGGCGCGGAGCGACTCCGGCTCATAGACTTGGTTCTTTGGAAGCGGACGCACACCTTACAGGGCGCTGCGATGGCGGTTTATGTGTCCGAACGCATCGCGCAGGAGTGGCACAGGCAATTTATTCGCCTTGTGGGGCAAAAAAGAGGGCTTTTATGAAAAAGTCTGCGTCCCAGAGCCAAATTTAACATTTACTATAAGGGCGTAGAGATCAACTCTACGCCCTTCTTCATCGGCACCGCAGCGTTCTGCGGAAACCTCCTCCTCCTGTTCTCGTGTTCTCCGGTGTGAATAAATATATTTATTCACACACGGAGACACGAGAACGAAAGAACGAGGCAGAAAGGAGCGGCTATGGCGAGTTTGCGCGCCCTTGCACACAAGCTGCAAACAGCGCTCTTGTACAACGGAATCAAAATAAAAATCAATCAAATGCAGACCTATTCCGCGAAAAATGACAGGATGGTGACGAAATACATGGTTTACGAATATCGACCTGATGAAAAGCCGAAGAACGTCACTCTGCTGGAAACGTACCAGATTGCGGATGTGGTGAAGCTGCTGGCCGGACTTTACATCGATGGCGGATGAAAAGCTTACGCCGAAGCAGAGACGATTCTGCGAAGAATATCTGAAATCCGGGAACGCGACAGAAGCAGCGAAAAAGGCCGGGTACAAAGAAACATCATGCAGAGTGATTGCGGCAGAAAACCTGTCAAAACCAGCTATTTCTGCGTATATAAAGCGCAGGCTGGACGAACAGGAAGCGGCGCTTGTCGCAGATTCCAACGAAATTCTGAAATTTTACACTGCCGTCATGCGCGGGGAGGTCAAAGACCAGTTCGGCATGGACGCATCGCTGTCCGACCGGCTGAAAGCCGGTGACAGTCTCATGAAGCGATACGCGGCAGCTTCCGACCGCAACAGGACGACAATGGAGAAGCTTGATTCGATGCTGAAGGAGTTCCAAGATGCTGTTAAGTCCGAAACAACGTGAATTTGTAAAATACGGGACGCATCGATGGAACTTCAAGGGCGGAGCCACCAGAAGTGGGAAGACTTACCTCGATTTTCGATGGATCATACCGATCCGGATTCGTGAGCGAATCGGAAAAGATGGTCTGGCCGTCATTCTCGGCGTAACAAAATCCACGATTGAGCGAAATGTGCTGGAGCCGATGCGGAACCTGTATGGCGATATGCTTGTCGGAACAATCTCCAGCGACAACACAGCGTGGATTTTCGGGGAAAAGTGCTATTGCCTCGGTGCGGAAAAGGTTTCTCAGGTTTCAAAGATCCGCGGCGCGTCGATTAAATATTGCTACGGCGACGAGGTCGCGGACTGGTCGGAAGAAGTCTTCGCGCTGCTAAAAAGCCGTCTTGATAAGGAATACTCCTGTTTTGATGGGACGTTCAATCCGCAATATCCTGACCACTGGCTGAAAAAATTCCTTGATAGCAACGCGGACATTTTCAGCCAGACATACACAATAGACGACAATCCGTTCCTGCCGGAATCTTTTAAAGAAAATCTGAAAAAAGAATACGAAGGGACGGTTTATTACGACCGCTACATTCTCGGCCTCTGGAGAATCGCCGAGGGTCTGGTTTACCCGATGTTCGACCGCGAACGCAACGTCACAAGCGAGCGGGGCGGGCCGGGGCGGTACTGGATCTCATCGGACTACGGCACACAGAACCCTACCGTCTTTGCATTGTGGCGAGAATATGGCGGCAAGGCCGTCATGGAGAAGGAATATTACCATAGCGGACGCGAGAGCGGGCGACAGAAGACCGACGAAGAATATTATCAGGATTTAGAGGCATTCGCGGACGGATACCGCATTGAGCGTGTCGTGCTCGACCCATCGGCAGCGTCCTTTGCCGAGTGCATCCGGCGGCACGGAAAGTTTTCTGTATGGAAAGCAAACAACGCCGTGCTGGACGGCATTCGCTTCACGGGGGCCTGCATCAAAAGTGGCATAATCAAATTCCATGAGAGTTGCAAAAACGCGTTTCGGGAATTTGGCCTTTATAGCTGGGACAAAGACGCAGGAGAAGACCGCGTGATAAAAGAAAACGACCACGTGTGCGATAGTATCCGCTATTTTTGCATGACCGTTTTGAGGAGAGAAATCAAGAAATGAGCCTTTTGACAAACATTCGAGGGTGGTTCCGGAATATGCTTTTCCCGCAGGCGGTGGCCGAGCGGGAATTCGGCGTATCTCCGGCAGTCAGCCAGAAGATGGAGCAGAATATAAGCCTCTGGTACGCGATGTTTATTGGAAATCCACCCTGGCAGACGTGCGATGTCATTGCTGTCGGGCTTCCGGCGGCGATCTGCCGGGAGATCGCGCGACCGACGCTGGCCGAGCTGACGGCTAACATCACCGGCAGCGCCCGTGCGGATTATCTGAAAGACTGCTTTGAGCGGGCGGAAGAGAATTTTCACAGCGCCTTAGAACTGGGGCTTGCGCTCGGCGGCGTGGCATTTAAGCCGTATATCTACGGTGAGCAGCTGCTGGTCGACGTGACCGGCGCGGCGGCGTTCCAGCCGACGAAATTTGACCCTGCCGGGCGCTGCATCGGAGGCGTCTTCCGGGACAAGCCCGCGAAAGTGGGCGGGAAGTATTATATCCGCCTCGAATCGCACGAGCTGGACGGCACGACCTATACGATCCGCAATAAAGCATATTACAGCGACACCTCCGGCACGGTCGGCGCGGAAGCACCCCTGAATGCCGTCCCAGAATGGGCGGACATTCAGCCGGAAATCACGATCCAGAATATGAGCGGGCCGCTCTTCGCGTACTTCCGACCGCCTGCGGCCAACACAACGGACGCAAACAGCCCCTGCGGAATGTCCGTCTACGGAGACGCGGCTACTGTGCAGCTGATCAAGCAGGCCGATGAGCAGTGGGAGCGCCTGCGCTGGGAATATCGCTCCAGCGAGCGCAAAGTCCTGATGGATGGCACGAGTTCGACTGCGGATATGTTCAACAAGCGTATGTTTGAACTGGGACCGTTCTCCCCTAGCGGCGAATTCTTTCAGTACATCGAGCCGCAGATCCGCGACGAAGCAATCTACCGAGGTTTCCAGAATACGCTTCGCCGTATCGAGTTCAACGTCGGATTGGCTTATGGAGATATTTCCGATCCGCAGACCATCGAGAAGACGGCGACGGAGATACGCAACAGTAAGCAGCGCAAATACGTGCTGATCGGCAGCATTCAAACGGCGCTTGAACATACGTTTGACAGTCTGCTCTACGCGCTCGATACATACGCGACGCTCTACAACCTTGCGCCTGCCGGGACGTACAGAACTGATTACAGCTGGGGCGATTCCATCCTGGACGATGCCGAGAAGAAAGAGCAGGAGCGGGCCAACGACCGGCTCGACCTCGCTGACGGTATCCTCAACGACTGGGAATACCGCGCGAAATGGTACGGCGAGGACGAAGCGACTGCAAAGGCAATGCTTCCGCGGGCGCAGGACATGGTAACTGAACAGCAACAGGAGGTAGAGTGATGGGCGGTAGAGGCGGAACTGGTGGCGGCATTGGAGCCGGAGAATTTGGGCGTGGGCGCGGTATGAGCCTTGCGCGGTTTTTGTCACAGCAGGATATTAACCGAGCAAACGCTGCGTCTGTCACTGATATGGGCGATATTATCAGGCGCACATTTGAGCGCAACGCTGCTGAAATCAATGGGCTTGAGCTGTCGGACGCTGAAAAGAAAGACGCCGTAAAGCAGATGGCAACTCTCGCAACAACGGCACTAAAAACGGCGGCAGGAGCAGTCAATCCTTATGCAAGCGGGCCTGCGCGCCTGACAACGGCGCAGAAAACAGGAAGCGCCGCAGACAGAGCTGCAAGAGCGCGCGGTGAAATGGATAGCTACATGCGGAAATTGCGTGACCAGTCCAGTAAAAACCGCAAAGCAGCAGAAAACAAGGCGTTTTCCAATGCCTTTGTAACAGCGCAAAAGTCCGGTGCGTTGGAAGTTACGGTAAACGGCAAGAAATACCGCAGAACTAACAAGCGCAGCGGTACATGGCGTCCGGTATGATTAACTTTGAAAATCTCGACAAGTTCACATTCCCCGGCGTTGGAAAGTACGACATTCCGCAGATCGAGCCGGTCAAGGCATATCCGCATGGCGAATTTATCCCTGTGAATTACCATTACACAGCAAAAGACCAGGCAAGCAAAATCGTTCATTTCTTTGTGGACGATTACCAATTCATTCGATATTGGAACACGCCGGACAAGTACATTCCGAAACTGTTGCAGTTTGCGGCGGTGTGTGCGCCGGACTTCTCCACATACACGGATATGCCGCTGGCGATGCAGGTATACAATCACTATCGTAAACACTGGCTTGCGGCATACTGGCAGCTCCACGGAACGACGGTTTATCCGACAATCTCATGGAGCGATGAGAATAGTTATGACTGGTGCTTTGACGGTGAACCTGTCGGCGGTGTTGTGGCGGTTTCCTCGGTGGGAACGCAGGCAAACGCTGAAAGCAAGCGCCTGTTCCTGCGCGGCTACGAAGAAATGATGAAACGGCTATCCCCGGAATGGGTGATCTTCTACGGCAGAGTGCCGGAAGAATGCGACTGGAACGTGATACGGGTAAAGCCGCATTACGACGATATTGTGAAACGGAGAAGGGCGGTGATCGGATGAAGTACCCTTTTTAGCCCAGAACTATTAGACGCCATCCCGGAAGAGATTGCAGAGCTGTTCCGGACGCTGGAAGATACGCTGCTGGATGAGGTTTGTTCCCGGCTTAAAATTGCGGATCAGCTGAACGAAGTCACGGTGCAGGATATCCGGGCGCTGCGGTCGCACGGCATTGATCTCAAGAAGATCAAAAGGGCCATCCAGAAGACAGCGGACGTCAGCGAAGAAAAACTGAACAAGCTGCTCGACGATGTTGTGGAGCGCAACCGGCGATATTACAACGACCTTATTACGCTGGCCGATGTGACGAAGCCTGACCGGCTGGTAGACGCCTCCGATATCGACGCGATCCGCAGGCAGACGCTCGGAGAATTCCGAAATCTGACGCAATCTTTGGGGTTTTTAGTGGACAATGGCCAGAGAATGCTTCCGCCTGCACAAGCATATCAGTGGGCCCTAAATTCGTCAACGCTGCAAATTCAGAGCGGGGCGATCAGCTATAATCAGGCGATTGCCAACGCCGTCAAGCAGCTGGCAGAGAGCGGAATCAAAGTCGTAGACTATGAGAGCGGCCACACAGATCAAATCGACGTGGCCGCCCGCCGGGCCGTTATGACGGGCGTGGCGCAAATCTGCGACAAGTATTCCGACCAGTCGGCGGAATATCTGGATACCCGGTATTTTGAGATCACAGCCCACTCCGGCGCACGAGACAAGCCCGGCCCGTCCCCGTGGTCGAGCCACAAGGATTGGCAAGGGAAAATTTATTATAAAAGCGAAAACGGAGAGCCTGACCCGCTTGGGCAGTACAAGGATCTCGTGGAGACGACCGGATACGGCTATGCAGACGGCCTGACCGGAGCAAATTGCCGCCACTACAAACACGCATTTCTCCCCGGCATTATGGAGCCTACCTATTCCGAAGAGCAGCTGGAGCACATCGACGACGGCCTCGGCTGTGAGTTCGACGGGAAGAAATATACTGCATATGAAGCAACCCAGATGCAGCGCAGGCTTGAGCGGGAAATCATAAAGCAAAAAAAGCTGAAAAAAGCCTACAAAGCATCAGGCCAAAAGGATAAGGAGACTGCCGCAACAGCCAAGCTGCGCCGCCTGAACACGAAATACCATGATTTTAGCAAGGCCGCAGGGCTGCCAGAGCAGCCGGAGAGAATGAAGGTGTTATATGATTGACGAAAAACTGAAAGCCGCCATTGAGCGGGCGCTTGCCGCCGGGTTCCGCGTTCAGCTGAAGCGCATGAAGGACGGAACAGTCAAGGCGCAGATCATCAAGGCGGAAGAGCTGAAAAAGTAATACAGATACCGCAGCACAATCGAGTGCGCGGAATGGCACGATGAGCCAACTACTGAGATTATCTTAGTGGTTGGCTCTTTTTGTTTCGGTAAAAACCGCATGAGCGGGGTTTATACAAAAAATTGGCTATCTGCAAGCCTAAAAGTGCAGGCGGGAGGTCATGGCGACGACCTAAAAAGCCTATCCCGTAAGGAGAAACCATGAAAAAAGAAGAATTGCTGAGCATTGGCCTGACAGAAGAGCAGGCGGACAAGGTTTTTGCCATGAACGGCAAGGACATTGAGAAGCACAAAAAGGCCGCAGAGGACGCAAAGGCGGACAAAGAGGCCGTGGAAAAGCAACTGGCCGACCGCAACAAGGACATCGAAGACCTGAGGAAGTCCAGCGGGGACGCTGAGAGCGTTCGCAAGCAACTCGAAGACCTTCAGGGCCGGTACACCAAGGAAACCGAAGATTACAAGGCGCAGCTGGCAAGCCGGGACTACGCCGACGCCATGAACCGCGCGATTACGGCCAAGGGCGTCAAGTTCTCTTCCAAAGCCGCCGAGAAAGCTTACCTTGCAGACCTCAAGGAGAAACACCTTGAACTGAAAGACGGCGAGCTGACCGGCTTCGACGAGTGGCACAAGGCTCAGCTCGAAGCAGATCCGACTGCGTTTCAGGCAGATAAGCCCACGCCCACATTCGTCAAGCCCGTCGGCCAGGGCGGCGCACCGGCGGCAAAGAGCAAGGGCGCAATGTACGCGCAGCAGTTCAACGCGCAGTTTGCGCAGACACCAAACAAGGAGTGATTTGAAAAATGTCTATCGTTGTAAACACAAAAGCAGAAGTCAGGCCGAATTTCCTCGAAAGCGAAGTCGGCCTCGTCCTGAAAACCCGTGAAATCCCCGCGTCGATGGGCGTGCAGGACGGCAAGTACAAGATCGTCAAGGCAGGCACGCCGTTCCCGTCCGACAATTCGAACGCCGTCGGCCTCGTATTTGAGGACATCGACGTGACGGACGGCAATATGCCCGGCTCCGTGATGGTCGCGGGCCGTGTGCTGGCAGACCGCCTGTCGCTGGCCTCCGCAGCAAAGACCGCGCTGTCCGGCAAGGGCTTCACATTTGTTGATGCGCCGGAGATCACGCGCGGCTATACCGTGACCTACGACAAAAACGACGGCAGCGGCACGCCGCCCGTCGACGAGAACGTCTACACAGAGGGCTCCTATGCCGACGTCTCGACCGAATACCCGTTGACCAAGAGCGGCAACACCCAGACCGGCTGGAGCACGTCTAAGGGCGGCGCTGCCGTCTCCAAGGTCGAAATGACCGGCAATGTGACCCTGTACCCCGTGTGGACTACGGCCTAAAGAAGGAGGAAAAACACCATGCCTGACATTCTTGAACTGATTTCCGACGCTGACCGTCTGGATTTCTCGCAGAACATTTCCGTCGCGCGCCCGGCCTACCTCGGAGACCGGCTGTTCCCGGATCAGAAAACCGAAAGCCTCAAGGCCGAGTACCTGCGCCTCGCAAACGGCGCACAGATCCCCACGATGGCGACCGTCCACGCCTTTGACACCGAGGCTGAGATCGCCACGCGGCCGGCACTCGAAAAGACTGAGGTCGAAAAACTGTTTATCAAGCGCAAGATCAACCAGTCCGAGCGGGTGCAGCTGCTCAACGAAAACGGCGTATATGCCGACAGCGCGATCGTGAGCTATGTCTTTGACGATATGCGCCTGATGGCCGATGCAGTCAAGGTCAGAACCGAGGTCGCGAAAATGGAAGTTATCGCGACCGGCAAGATGACCATCAAGGAAAACAATCTCAACATGACCGTCGATTACGGCGTTCCGTCCGCAAACACCGGCTTCAAGATCGACTTCGGCGCAGATGCTGATATCGTCGGCCAGCTTCAGGCCATCGCGGATCAGGCGGCGGCCTCCGGCCACGCCCTGAGCGAAATGGTCGTCGGTACGAAGATCCTGCGCAAACTCGCGTCCAACAAGGGCATTCAGACCCTCGTATACGGTACGGTCGGCGCTGGTACATACGTCACCACCGAGAAGCTGCGCAGCCTCTTTACCGAGCTGTTCGGCTTCGGCCAGATCACGACCAACGACCAGCGCTATAAGGCGCAGGCCGCAAACGGCGCGGAAAAGACGCATCGATTCTTCCCGGAGGACAAGGTTGCGTTCCTGTCCAACGGCACGGCCAATTCCTTCGGCGTTGGCCTGTGGGGCGTGACGCCGGAAGAAAAGGGCTATGGCCCGTACACCGACAAGAGTGCACAGCAGTATATCACGATCACCCAGTGGGAAACGCCTGACCCGAAGACCACCTGGACAAAGGCAAGCGGCCTGTTTATTCCGGTCGTGCCCGATCCTTACGGCCTGTTTATTGGCGCGGACGTCAGCAAGTAAAATCGAGCCTCCGCGCCTGCATGACGGGCGCGGAGGCTGACCGGAAGGAGGGCGCAGCATGATCTACGCCGATTATGAGTTTTACGCGACCGTGTACCGTGGGACGGCGCTGGACGAAGAGCAATTCTGCGGCCTCGCCCGCAAGGCGTCGGCTTATGTCGATTACATCACCATGAGCCGCGCGCGCTCCGCCGCCGGGGATAAGCTCGAAGCAGTCCAGAACTGCGTCTGCGCGCTGGCCGAGCTGGAGCAGGACGCCGGGAAGCTGGACAGCCTCGTCTACACGACCGACAGGCCGGTATCGAGTGAGACGGTAGGCGGCTGGTCGCGCAGCTTTGGCTCACGCAATCTGTCGCAGGCAGATATGCAGCGGACAGAGACGCGCCGCCGTGAGATCGTGCTGGCGTACCTCGGGCCGACTGGATTACTCAAAGCAAGGGGGTATGGGCCGTGTCCATGTTCCCCCACACCGTAACCATCTACAACGTCTCACAGGAGACAGACCCGGCGACATTCAAGGACGTGGAGAAAACCTACATCACCGTCCTGCGCGGCGTTCTGCTGGAAGCCTCCAAGGCGGCCAACGTCCGCCAGAGCGGGCTTGAGGGCGCGGATGCGGTGAATCTTTACATCCCGTTCTCTACGCCTGCCGTAGACGGCGTGACAGGCACAGAGAAGCGCTACGTCGGCCCGCAGGAATTCTGGCGGGCAGCCGATAAAAGCGGAATCTGGACGCTCTCCACGGACGGCAACGGCGGAACGACATTTTTTATTAAGGGTGAAGTCGTGGAGCCGGACAAGACCGAGCAGGCGCTTGAAATGCTCTATGACGACGTTTACAAGGTCACAAAGGTCGATATGAAGGACTTCGGAAGCCAGGACATGAGACACTTCGAAGTCGGAGGGGCCTAATATGCTGAAATTCAGCGTAAAGGCAGACGGCTTTGATGAATTGCATGAGACAATCGCGCAGGCGTGTACCAAAGCGGAGCATATTGTCGCGCTTCAGGCAAGAAAGGACACAGCCCCGTATGTGCCATTCTTGACCGGTTCCCTCGACCGCAGAACACAGGTGGAAGGGAATGCGATCATCTATCCCGGCCCATACGCAAGGTTCCTGTACTACGGGAAAGTCATGGTAGACCCGGAGACCGGAAGCACCTACGCGCCGAAAGGCTGGACAAAGGTACTGACCGACAAAAATCTTGTGTTCAACACGTCAGGACACAATCAGGCGCAATCGCATTGGTTTGAGGCTTCAAAGGCCGAGAACCTCGACAAATGGATCCGTGTAGCGGATAAGGCGGTGAAGAATGGACTCTGAAAAGCAAAAAAGGCTGGTATCTGCGGAGGAAGAACAGGATATCTCCCGAAAGATGATGATCTGGGCAAATTCCTTCTCAGACGACGATATGCCGACCGCAACGATCAACTACGAATTCCTCGCCGCCGACTCGGCAAGCATGGCCCTGTCCGCCATTCAGGGCGCGTACATCACACGAAAATTCATCCTCGGCGGGCATGAGGCGGAATATCAATTCAAGATCATCGCCCGCATCAAGCCCGGAAACAGCAACGACAAGCGCCTGAAATGCGACGCCATGCTGAACCGCTTCGGGGATTGGGCCATGCAGAACCCGCCGGATTTGGGCGACGGGATGCGCGTCCGGCGCATGGAAGCTGTCAGCCGCTCGGCCCTGTTCGCCCGGTATGAGGACGGCACAGAGGATCATCAAATTCTAATGAAACTGACATATGAGGTGATTTAACTATGGCAAATAAATACACAATCGCGGCAAAAAACGGCGAGAGCGCAGTCCGTGAAATGCTGATTACCGCTCTGGACACCAGCGACAGCACCACATCGAAGTGGTCGGCGATGGGCGTCAAGGTGACGGAGAGCTCCATCAACTACGATTGGGGGCAGGAAACGAAGAAGGACATTCTGGGGCACGTGTACACGAACGCACAGACACCAGAAATGACACAGAGCTTTTCCGGCAGTGAGATTGTAGGCGGTGACGACGTGATGAACCATCTGCTCAATCTTGCAGTCGTGGAGAAGAACCATGCCGCTCTGGTAAATCAGAAATGCCTGATCATCCACACATACCTGCAGGACTCCGAAGGGAAGTCGTTTGCAGAGCAGTATGACGCCTGCGCGGTGCTCGTCACGACAGACGGAGGCGAGGGCGGCGGCGTTCTTGCTTCGGACATTGAAGTGACATACGGCGGAAACAGGACAACAGGAACCGCAGCGCGCGGTTCGGATGGAACCATCACGTTCACGCCGGATTCGGATTAAGGAGGCTGCATAAATGCCTGAAATCAAATTTGAAACCGGTATCGTATCGTTCAAGCTGAACGACGCGGCGGAAGTCTCCTTCAACCCGACCGACAGCGCATTTGTCGAACAGATCTTCAACACCTTTGACGAGCTGGACAGGAAGCAGGAGGCGTATAAGGCCGAAGTCGACCACTGCGCGGACAAGAAGGAGATTTTCGCCATTGCCCGCCGCCGCGACGCGGAAATGCGGGACATGATCGACGGCCTGTTTGCCAAGCCTGTCTGCGCAGACCTGTTCGGCACTATGAACGTCTACGCGCTGGCCGACGGCCTGCCAGTATGGTGCAACCTCATGCTGGCCGTGATCGATCAGATCGACACGAGCTTCGCGGCAGAGCAGAAGAAGACCAACCCGAGGATTGCGAAATATACAGATAGATGGAAAACGCGCAGGCCTCCTGTTCGCGAAATATATTGATAGATGGGGAAAGTGATCTATTCCCTGCCGACCTCTGTTGAGGTCGACGGAACAGAATACGCGATCCAATCTGATTACCGCGCAATCCTCGATATCCTCGTAGCCCTGACAGACAGGGAACTGGACGAGCGGGATAAGGCGGAAGCGGCGCTGACCATCTTCTATCCCGACTTCGAAGAAATGCCCGTCAGCGACTATCAGGAAGCCCTGAACCAGTGCTTCCGCTTCATCGACCACGGGCAGGAGAATCGAGAGAAGAGAAAGCAGCCAGAGATCATGTCATGGGCGCAGGACTTTGATCTCTATATTGCGCCTATCAACCGAATCGCGGGCTGCGAGGTCAGGGCGCTGGAATACCTGCATTGGTATTCGTTTCTATCGTACTATCAAGAAATCGGAGATTGCCTGTATGCACAGGTGGTTTCTATCCGCGATAAAAAGGCCAGAGGGAAGAGCCTCGACAAACAGGAGAGGGATTTCTACCGGCGCAACCGGGATATCGTCGATCTGAAGACAACATACTCGGAGGCCGAAGCCGACCTGCTTGCCGTATGGGGAGTCGGGACAAAAAACAGCCGCCCCGGTTAAGGGGCGGCAGCAGGAAAAACTTATTTTTTATACTCGAAAACGATTTCGCTACCCCAGAAGCTTGGAGAGAATCGAATCTCGATCTCACTCCAATCCTGCGGCGCTTCATATCCGACGACACCTTTCATTTTCTTCCCGGCGGCAATCGTGCCGTCAAGCTGCGGCTCGTCGGAACTCATCATCGCGGTGAGGCTGAGGCTGGTTGTATAGCCATCAATGTAGCTTTCGAATGAAAGCATGGTGCTGGACGCAATATCGCGGGATGAATTGTTTTCGATCTCGAATTCGCACAGAACAAAGACCTTTCCATCATCCGGCGAGACGTAATTTTGGCCGGAATTCTCGGTAACACTGAGCAACGTGACCGCCACGCCGTCTAGAACGACCTGGTCCCCAACGCCAAATGTTTCAGGCCCGGAATCGGATTGCTGCGGCGGCTGCTGCGAAGAAGAAACTGAGGTTCCGACCTTTTTCGGCTTGGAGGACGATCCGCAGGAAGCAAAGGCCGCGCCAATAAAGACGAAAAGACAGAGGAATACGATTAAAGCCGTCAGGCAGCCGCTGGGGCGTTTCGCCTGCTTTTTGGTTTTTAGCCCGCCAACAACGTCAACGCGGTTCGAGGCGTTAATCTTGATGGTAAAAAACGCATTCTGTTGCCCTTCGGCAATGGTAAAGGATATGGTTTTATCCAGACGGCGATACCGGTAAAAAGAAAGTTCGTGCTGGCCCGGAGCGGCCACGGCTCGAAGTTCTTCACCGTTTTTCAGCGTGCCGACATCACAGCCATCCAATGCAACGCCGACGGTCAGGCCAGAACCGTAAAAAGAATTGTCCCGGCTGATTTGGATAATGCAATCACTCATATTTCTTCCCTCCTTACTTGGAAGATAACACAAATAATAACAAAAATCAACCGAAAAGGTGGTGAAAATATGGCAGATGGGAAAATTGTGATCGCCGTCGACGCGGACGCAAAAAAGGCACAGAAAGAGCTTGATACGCTGTCCGCGAAAATCGACAAGATGGAAGCCAAGCTAAACGAGGATACCGGAACGCAGAGCGGGCTTAAAAAGGAGCTGGACGCTGCGCTTCAGTCCGCAAAGCAGACGGAAGACGCGCTGAAATCGCTCCGCTCGGAGGCTGACCGCCTAAAGGGCATCACATCCGGAAACGCTTCGGCTAATCCAGCGGAGTACATAGACGCTTATTCTCGACAGGCGGAGGTTGCTGCACAAATCAAAGAGCAGGAACAGCTGCTGGTGCAGCAAAACAAAACGGCGGAAAAGCTCGGGAGTCAATATGCAAAGATCACCGACAAGGTGATAACCCAGACCGATGCGCTTGACGCTGCAAAGACCAAAGCCGGTGAGCTGGTGCAGCAGATCACAAATGCCAGCGGAGCTTCGGCTAAAATGGCGGAAGTATCGGCAAGCGTCGAAAAAAGCATGAACAAATTCGGAAGAAGATTAAGCGGGGTACTGAGGAGCGCGCTGGTCTTTACCGTCCTGTCCCGCGGCCTTTCGCAGCTGCGCAGCTGGCTTAGCCAGACGATCATGCAGAATGAGGCGGCCCGGGCGGCAGTCGCGAGACTGAAAGGCGCTCTGCTCACACTGGCACAGCCTTTGCTTAAAGTCGTTATCCCAGCATTTGTGCTGTTTGTAAATGTATTGACTCGCATCGTAACCGCGATTGCAACACTTGTCTCTAAGATTTTCGGAACGTCATACGCACAGTCTGCGGCTGACGCCGCAGCGGCATATGATGATGAATCCGAAGCCATTGCAGGGGTCGGAGACGCGGCGAAGAAAGCCGGAAAGTCTCTTGCCAATTTCGACGAGATCAATCAGCTTTCCAGTAACTCGGATAGCAGCGGCGGCGGGGCAAGTGCAGGCGGTGGAATCGGAGACGGCAGCATTGCACCTGATTTCAGCGCCATGATCAGAGATCAGCTGACATCTATCACAGAGCTTTTCGTCGGAGCGGCCCTGCTTGCACTGGGCGCGATCTTGACGTTCAGTGGCGCAAATATCCCGCTTGGCATTGCGCTGATGGCGATCGGCGCGCTGGCGATCTGGGATGCAGTAAGCAACCATTGGGGCGAGATCGTGGAGGTATTGCAGGGGCAAGTCGGCCTTATAACCGCGATCATCAGCGGTGCGCTGCTTGTAATCGGCGCGATTCTAGTTTTCTCGGGCGCAAGCATTCCACTCGGCATCGGGCTTATGCTCGCTGGTGCGGTTGGGATGGCCGCGACGGTAGCAGCAAACTGGAATGCAATCGTTGAGGCCTTGCAAGGGCCAATCGGCGTAATTACAGCGCTGCTCAGTACGGCCCTGCTCGCCATTGGTGCTATCCTGACATTCTCCGGGGCAAATATCCCACTTGGCATCGGTCTGATGGTCGCTGGAGCCGTCGGATTGGCAGCTGTTATTGCAATCAACTGGGGCACGATTTCGAAAGCCTTAAAGGGGCCAATCGGTGCAGTAACTGCGGTCGTAAGCGGCGCGCTTCTTGCCGTCGGCGCGATCCTGGCATTCAGCGGCGCGAACATCCCGCTCGGTATCGGCTTGATGGTGGCTGGCGCTGCAGGATTGGCTGCAACAGCCGCCGTAAATTGGGGCACGATCATGGATAAACTGCGGGGGCCTGTCGGAAAAGTCACCGCAATCGTCAGCGGTGCTCTTTTGGCACTTGGCGCAGTCCTCACATTCAGCGGTGCAAACCTACCCATTGGCATCGGTCTGATGGTCGCTGGAGCTGCTGGGCTGGCCACAACGATTGCGGCAAACTGGAATACTATACAGACAAAATTACAGGGGCCACTCGGAGCAGTCACGGCGATGGTTGGCGCGGCTCTGCTGGTACTCGGCGTTGTCCTGCTGTTTACGGGAGCCGGGATCCCGCTTGGCCTCGGTATGATCGCGGCTGGCGGCGTAAGTTTGGCGGCAGCAATTGCCCCAAATTGGAATTACATCACCCAAAAAGTCAAAGAATGCTGGGAAAATATTAAGAAATTCTGGGAGAAAAATATTGCACCGGTATTTACGGCTGAGTGGTGGGGGAATCTCGCGAAAAATGCGCTGAATGGCTTTATCGGCGTATTTGAGGGCGCGATCAACGGCATCATTGACGGCGTGAACTGGCTGATTTCCTGCCTTAATAGGATCCATGTCGATATTCCCAGCTGGGTACCGATCATCGGCGGACAGTCTTTTGGCGTCAACATCCCGCCGGTGGATTACGTCTCCCTCCCTCGTCTCGCGCAGGGCGCCGTCATTCCCCCGAATCGTGAATTCCTAGCCGTACTCGGAGACCAGAAGAGCGGGACGAACATCGAGACGCCGCTTTCCACGATGGTGCAGGCATTCAAACAGGCCATGACCGAGACCGGCGTAGCGGGAAGCAGACAGATGACGGTTATCTTCCAGCTTGACCGGCGTGAACTTGGCCGCACGATCTATCAGCTGAACAACGAAGAGACGCAGCGCGTCGGCGTGAAGCTTGCGGGGGTGAAGACATGAGAAGCGCACTGAGCCTTGACGGCAAGGCGTATTTCAATCTTCACGTCGTGAGCTGCAAGCGGTCGTTCTCCGTCCTCGACGGCGACAACGCTGGGCGCGTTATGACCGGCGCGATGACCCGCGATATCATCGGAACGTATTACAATTACAGGTTGGAAATCGACCCTGTATCCTCAGATCCGGAGGAATACGACGATTTTTATGAGAGCATTTCCGCGCCCGTCAACAGCCACGTCCTGACCGTCCCATACGCGCAGGGAACCGTGACCTTTGACGCTTACGTGGCAAACGGCGACGACGAGCTTGCCGGGAGCTACGACGGGCGCAATGATTGGGGCAATCTGACGATCAATTTTGTCGCCATGAAGCCCAAGAGGACGCCGGTATGAGTGTACGCGTGATCTATGAGGACGTAGCGGTAGGCGCAGCAGCGGCGGCAAGCATTGCAAGCACCGCTGCGCAGCCCTTCTCCGACCTTCCGGAACTGCCGTATGGCACAGAGTCGGTGATCGTCGCAACAAACGAGCTGAACCAGTGGATGCTGGACGGCTCCCGCCCGATCCTCACGACCGAGCGGGCGGCCTTCTGGTCTACCGAGCCGAGCAAAGCAGACTGCACCTTCGACGCAAACCCGACGCTGACCATCACGCTGGACGGCACGTTCGCAAGCTCCGGCATTTACCTCTATTTTGACGGTGGCACCGGCGACTATTGCAGCGCCCTGACCATGACGTGGTACAACGGCGAGACAACCGTCGCGTCGCAGGACTTCACGCCGGACGGCCAGAAGTATTTCTGCGCAAAGCCTGTCTCCGGATACAACAAACTCGTGATCGAGCTGAAAAAGACGAGCCTGCCGTACCGGTACGCGAAACTCAGACAGATCTTCTTCGGCATCGTCCGGGAATTCGAGCGGGAGGACCTGCGCAGCGTCAGCGTCACCGAGGGCGTCAGCGTGATTTCTGACGACGTGGAGATCAACACACTGGATTTCACGCTCGACAATTCGGACAACATCGACTTCATTTTTCAGGAAAAGCAGCCCGTCAGCGCCTACGACGGTGCAAAGCTAATCGGCGTCTTTTACATCAAAAGCTCGTCCCGGTCGAGCGAACGGCTCTATGATGTATCCTGCCAGGACGCGCTCGGCATTCTGGACGACGAGCCCTTCGCGGCGGCGGTCTACAGAAGCAAAAACGCGAAGGAGCTGATAGCCTCGATTCTCGGCGCGCACTTCACGCTGGACTTCGACCCTGCGCTGGAAGACGAGACCGTAACTGGCTATATCCCGGACTGCACGAAACGAGAAGCGCTGCAACAGATCGTTTTCGCGCTTCGTGCGACCATTGACACAAGCGCGTCGCGTGGCGTGCGCGTTCGGAGGCTCACAGCGGCCTCTCCTGCCACGATCCCACTTGACCGGACATATACCGGCGGCAGCGTGGAAACGGCGGCTGTGGTCACGGAGATCCGCGTGACGGCACACAGCTACTCGACGTCCGGAAGCGGAGAGAGTGTGGAGGTCGGCGGTACGACCTACTATCACACGACGTCGGTCACGTCCAAGGCCAATCCGAACGCCACCACGCAGACCAAGCCGAACGTCATTGAGGTGCGCGATGCGACGTTGGTAAACAGCGAAAACGTAGCCGCCATTGCGCAGCACATTTATGATTACTATATGCGTCGCCAGACACACAACGTCCGCATCGTCATGGACAAAGAGGCCCCCGGCGATTACGTGCAGACCACAACGCCGTGGGGCACGAAGATCACCGGAACGATCACCAGTATGGACATTCGCCTCAGCGGAATCGCGGCGGCAGAATGCAAGATTATCGGCACATAGAACGGAGGTGCGGCATTTGGTACAGGGAGATTCGTATAACCTTAGTGTTACCATCAAGAATAAAGGGCAGCCTCTGGACGTTGCAAGCGTTGAAAAGGTGGAAATTTCTCTGCTTTATCTGCAAAAGAGCTATCCGGGAGAGATCGGATACGAGGACGGAAAGTTTCTGTTTCCCCTCACCCAGCAGGAGACCTTTCGGCTCCCGAAGCTCTGCCAGATGCAGGTGCGCGTGAAATTCAAGAGCGGTGACGTGATTGGCTCGGAGATCAAGCAGATCGACGTTGCGCACGCGCTATCAAAGGCGGTGTTGTGATGGGCGGCATTGAATTTGAACTCAAGAACCGCGACCCGATCGACGTTTCCTTTAACGTTTCCGTGCGTGCTGGCGGCGGCTCCGGCGGCGGAGGCATTGCATCGGCGCAGATCGACGAGATCCGCGTGCTGACAAAATCGGACTATGACGCGCTGGACAAAAAGGACGCGCGGACACTGTATCTGTTGGAGGGATAACATGCTGGCAGTTGGAATCAAACGCATTCTGGAGCTGTTCATCGGCTCCATGGGCATCAAATCCGCCCGCTTGGGCACAGAAACCATCTACGAAAGGCCTGGCGGCTTTTTGTACATCGAACTCACAAGCGAAGAAAGGGGATAAATCCAGATGGCAAGTTTTTTCAATCTGACACTTGATACGCTGGCACCTGCCGGCCTATCGCTGATCCTGAACGACGGCGCGCAGTACGCGACCAGCGCGACCGTCACCGCGAAGATCTCAGTCACCGACGCCGCGACGACCGGCTACCAGATGAAGATCTGGGGCACAAAGGCGGCGGCAAAGGAAGCAGATGCGTCGTGGGAGACGTTCGCCGCAACAAAATCCATTACGCTCCCGGACGGCGACGGCCTGAAGACGATCTATGTAAAGGTGCGCGACGACGTCGGCAACGAATCGACTGCGGCCAGCGACTCCATCACGCTCAACACCTCGATCCCCGCCGTGACCATCACCGGCCCCGACAAGAGCCGCATTTCCAAGGTCACGGGCTACGACGCAGCGGCGTTCTCCTTCGTCTGCGATGTGGACTTTGAGGAATACACCGTCCGCGTCGTCCCGGCGACGAGCAGCCTGCACACGGCGGGCACCCAGATCCCGACGACGGGCGGCTCCACCAACGTCAGCGGCACGGCGGGCGGCTACAAGAAGAACACCGCCATCAACGTCACCGTCAAGGGCGCGGATCTCGAAGCAGCGTCCTCCGGCGACGGCGTGAAGATCGTGAAGGTCTTCGTCAAGAACGCCGCCGGGACGTGGAGCGCAGCCTAATGGCCGCGCCGGAGTTGACCTTCTCCATCACCGGAAACAAGATATCGGCAGTCTCGGGATTCGACTCGATCACCGTCACATTCTCGTCGGACATCGCCTATACGGCTTTTGAGTGCCGCGCGACGAAGTCCGGCGAGGATTGGGGCCGCGGGAAGGGCGCTTTGATCGCGTCCTTCTCCCAGACCCCGGCGGGCACGCAGCGCACCTTTGAGGTATACGACGATTTTCTGCTTTCCGGTGATGGGGAATACCGCATTTCGCTGTTCGCGCAAAGCGCGGACGGCAGCTGGAACGACAACTACGGCTTTATCCCGCTGGGAGAGTCGCAGGCGCTGAAGACCGCGGACGGCGAGGATTTTCTGTGTATGAAGGAGTGATCGCATGGCGTACAACAGCCAGTATACCGGCGCGCAGATCGACGAGGCCATCGGCGACGTGCGCGGAAACAAAGCCGCATGGAGCGGCAAGCAGGACGTGCTTTTGGCCTCCGGGGCAAATGTCGGCGACCTTATCAAGGTCAAGGCGGTCGACGCAAGCGGCAAGCCGACGGCGTGGGTGGTGGCCGTGGCGGGCAAGGACTACCTCAAAACCGCCCCTGTCACCTCCGTCAACGGCAAGACCGGAGCTGTCAAGGTTCGCGAAGTGCCGTCTGTCACGGCTTCTGACAACGGCAAATTTCTGCGGGTGGCCAACGGTGCGTGGGCGGCTGTAGAGATCGCAAACGCGAATGGAGGGAGCTTCTGATGGCGGAATATTTGACAAACACAACCGACCTGACAAAGGTTGCATCAGCTATCCGGGAGAAGGGCGGCACATCTGACCCACTGGTCTACCCGGACGGATTTGTGACAGCCATTCAGGCCATTCAGACTGGTACAGAACTGCAAATCATTGTAACTGTGACATCTGGTGCAACTGTTACCGCGACAAAAGGAAGCCTGTCTGAGAGTGGCACATCGGTCAATGGAACGTGCACGCTTATCGTACCGGAAGCCGGAACATGGAGCGTATCCGCGACGCTGGACGGGAAAACATCTGACACAAAAGCCGTAACTATCACGGACAGTTACGCGGTGTCGCTTAATTTTGTATATCCGACACTGAATAAAAATACTTGGGAAACAATAAAAGATATATCCGACGCGGGACAGGGCGCGAACTATTGGAGCGTCGGTGACCGAAAGGCTGTAACGCTAAACGGCACGGTTGGACATCTTACACTATCTAATTACACAATATACGCATTTGTCATTGGATTCAACCATAATGCGAGCCTAGAAGGGGAAAACCGTATTCATTTCCAGTTAGGCAAAACGGCGCTCTCCGGCGGTACGGACGTGTGTTTCTGCGACAGTTACTATACCTCGCCCGTTTCGACAACCGGCTATTTCTCTATGAACAGTAGTGCAACGAACTCCGGCGGATGGGCGAGCTCGCAAATGCGTACAAATATTTGCGGGACAAGCCTCTCGAGCTATTCCGGAACGATTATCGCAGTCATTCCGGCGGCGCTCCGTGCAGTCCTAAAGTCCGTTACCAAGTACACGGACAATACGGGAAATAATAGCACATCCGCGAGTGCGGTCACGGCGACAAAGGATTACTTTTTCCTCCTCTCGGAGTTTGAGGTTTTCGGGAGCATTTCGAGAGCAAACTCGAACGAGGCGAGTAAGCAAGCGCAGTACGCCTATTATTCCGCTGGAAACAGCAAGGTAAAGTACAAGCACAACGGAACGAGCGCCGCCGCTCGTTGGTGGCTCCGTTCTCCGCTTGCGAGCAGCTCCGACGGTTTCGAGAATGTGAACACCAACGGGACAGTCGAAGACCGCACCGCGCGCGCTTCCTTCGGCTTCCCACCCGGCTTTTGCGTATGAGGGAAAAGCGCATGGAGTATATCGTGTATAAGCGATTTCATAGACAGGGTATTGATGGAGCATTTAATCTCCAGTATGGGACTGTGGTATCGGAGATCGAAGGGTTCCTATTCACAAAGGACGGCAGGCGGATATGCGCTGTAACGTCCGAAAATGGATGGGAGCATTTCAGGCCGAATACGCCAGAGGGTGCGATGCGACAAGAAATGCTTGAACACCTCTATCGCTGGTACGAAAAAAACGGATGCGGTGAAGATTTTACGGATGACAAATGGCCGGGGCAGGAAAACGGCTACTGGAAAAATCGGTTGAGAACAGCAAACACAGAGCGATTAGAGAAAATCTATCAAGAGAAATTTGGAGGGACACCATGTATGCAGTAAAACAGGACGGTGCATTTGCCGGGTATGCAGACAACATTGTGCTCATCCGATTGCACAGCAACGGTTGCTATGTACTGTGTAAGGAAACCGAGGCCGAGGGATTTTGCGCGAAGATGGCTGTGATTATTACGGATAAAGAAGGAACTGAGCATCAGGTGCTTTCTGACATGGTGTTCCATCTCGCTGGTTACACGCTGAAAGGCACAGAGCCGGAGGGCAGCTATGAGGAAATGGGTGCGGCACTACCACTCACAGATGCAGAAACAGCAGCGAAAATTTTACTTGGGGAGACAGAGTGATGAGTTACATAGAAAGAGCCAGAGCATTGCGTCCGTATATCGAAAAAGCGTCGATTAGCTTACCTGATGAGGATGCGCTGCAAGCAGTAGAGTTATTCCCACAGTGGGTGACAGGCCATTCTTACGCGGTCGATGATCGGCTGCAATACAATGGCGTATTATATCGCGTGGTGCAGGCACATACCTCACAGGCAGACTGGACACCGGATATTACACCGGCACTGTTTGTGATCGTTTCACTAGATGAATGGCCGGAATTTGTGCAACCTACGGGTGCGCATGATGCCTACAATAAGGGTGACAAGGTGACGTTTGAAGGCAAGCATTACATCAGCTTGATTGACGGGAATGTATTTTCACCAGCGGAATATCCGGCTGGTTGGCAGGAACAGGCGTAAATTTGAGAATATGGGAGGAAACATGGAGCCTCATTATTGCAAATACGCCTACCGCAAAAACGGAGACGTGAGCTTGCATTGCCGGTATCTGACGGAAAAAGGGGCGAGGCAGGGAAAAAGGCCGACTGGACAGACGCGGCCTTCGTGCCGATCTGATAAACACAGAAGGGAGACACCATGGACACCAAGACTATCATCGTTACGCTCGTCACCGACCGGACGCAGGCGGACGTGGAGCGCGTCAAGGCGCTTGCCACGAAAGGCTTTGCAGCCATGACGGCAGACGAGCAGGCGGAATGGCTGACCGGGATGAAGGGCGCGTACAACGCCGCTGATCTCAATCGCGTGGGAACCGCCCTGAACTATCTGGCGGCGCGCCTCAGCTCGATCTGCGGCAAGAGCATCGCGTGGACGGCTAAAACCGATTGGGCCGTAACGGACATTATAACGGCATCACAGGCCGAGGCATACCGCAAGCAGGTGCAATCCATCCGCGACGCGCTTGCGTATCCTGCCGGGACGCCGGACGCGCCGCAGCTGGGCCGCCTGACCTACACCGGCGCGAATGATATCGAGCGCATTCTTGCGCTCTGCGAAGACTTAATCGTCAACGTTGCAAAATCTTTTCGCCACACCGGCGCGGCGGAGTGCGCCACAGGAGGATTACTCACATGAAAGATAGGCAGCCAACACAGGTTTTAGCCAACGGCGCGATCCGCTACGGCGTGTATAACGCCGACGGCACGCTCGATCACTACGAATACCTCAAGCGCGAGGACGCGCCTACCGTCGAGGGTACGCCACTCAACAAGGCAAATCTGCTATCCGATGCAACCGCCGCGAAGATCTGGCCCGGCTCGAAGAAGCCGGACGACCCGACCGTGAACGACGCGCTCGGCAAGCTTTCGGAGGGTACGGCCAAAGTCGGCGACATCACTATCACCGCCCGCACCGACCTCTCCGACGCATGGATCCCGTGCGACGGGCGCACTGTATCGCAGGAACAGTATCCAAGCCTTTGCGCCGTCCTGCGGACGCCGGACAGCCCGGCGATTTGGACGGAAAAGACCGTATCAACAAACGTCGGAGCGGGCGGCGACGCGCTTTCCTACGAAAACGGCCACTGGTTCCGCACGTACCGGGACGCGACATCCGCACACATTCTGGTGTCGGACGACGGCGAGACGTGGGTAGAATGGCCGATTCCGCAGAACTTCTGGACCGACTCGACAACACTTACTTCTCGAATTGTAGCAGCAAATGCTGTAAAGTACTACAATAATCAATATGTATGTAGCGTGTTAGTACTGTGCGCTACAACATCAGGCACAAAATACAGTTGGGGTGTTCTATTTGCAAGAGAGGTATTTAACGCATTTCAAATCGATTCCCCAGGGGTCTTCAACTGGTATGATTCAGATCGGGTAGAAGACTTTACAGGTACGCGTGCAGACATATATTGGGATGGCCGCTACTTCTTTATAGTAGATATAGAGGACGTTCCATACGCCTCAATCGTCTTATTTCGATATGCAGATCAGCTTACAGCTAAAACCAGACCAGCAACTAGCTCGGAAACATCGTGGACTGCTGGATCGCAACTCCCTGGGCGTTCTCTGCAGAAGATTCTCGTTCCGGCAGCAGGCGATGGCATTTTTGTCGTAACTATACGTCCTTCCGACTCTAATGTCGACAACTCATACGGGTGGCTTTCATACTTCCAAGGTGTTACAGCCTCACGACTTGACAAAAACCTGAACACACTTAAACCAACAGATTCTATTGAGTATGAAGCCTTTTTTGAGGTGAATAACGATGTATACCTATACTACACACTCGACAGGTCTGAATATTATCGCTGCAAGATAACGGTTGGAAGCACACTGGACGTATCGACGTCTAGGATAACTGAAGGCGATAGAATACAGTATGCGATAAGCTGCAGCGATCAGGTTGTAGGGGTGTACGATTCGACGGTTAAAGTAGCAGAAGATATAGAGCAAGGATGGGATTTTTCGGCCTCACTTCCTAAAGCCATTGGTAACTATCCTGTTGCAGCAGGCACCATCGTAAGACTGCCATACAAGTCTCAGGGCACGATTGTACAGGATGGTGTCCACGATTTTGCGTACGACAACAAGAAAATCCCTGTCATTACACCCGATAGTCGCAGCAAAGCCTATATCAAGGCACTGGAGGAGTAACTATGCAGGACAGACAGGGCACAAACGATCTTGCGAACGGCGCTGTCCGGTACGGGGTATATGGCGCGGCTGGAAGTCTGCTGCGCTACGAATGGATCCGTCCGGAGGACGAGCCGCTGGAAGCTGGAACGCCGCTCACGGCCGGGAACCTGCTGACGGCACAGAGCGCTGCAAAGATCTGGCGAGCGGGCGACGCACCGGCGAACCCGATGGTAAATGAGGCATTCGGGAAGCTGTCGGAGCCGAATTATCACGTCGGCGATATCCTTACGACCGTCCGCGTCCTCTCCGCCCCGTGGCACGCGTGCGATGGCTCAACATTCGACCAGACTGCATACCCGGCCCTCTACGCAGCCCTCGGCGGCACGACGCTGCCGACAATCAGCTATTCCAGCGATACCACCACCTACATCAAAATGGCGGACGATTAGCCCGGCAAATAAAAGAGAAAGGTACAGAAAAATGGACACCAAAACCATCATCGTCACCCTCGCCTGCGCCGCGCTTGGCTCATCCGCGCTGACGGCGGTAGTCAATGCCATCGTCAGCGCGGTTCAGAAAAAGCGCGGCAAGGCCACAACGCAGGAGGCGCATCTAGCCGAGATCGACAAAAAGCTCGGAAAAATGCAGGAGCATCAGGACGAGCAGTATCTGGCAATCCTCCGCCTTACGATCATGAGCGAGGAAATGCCAATGGCCGAGCGCCTGATCGCCGGAGAGAAGTATAAAAAAATGGGCGGGAACGGCGACGTGAAAAAATTCCTGCACCAGCTGGAGGCGCAATGCGGGCACAGCAGTGCGCAATAAATTGGGAGGCAGATATGCGGGTAAAAGGCAAGTGGAGCAAGGGGGAAATGGCGCGAACCATTGTTGTGTACTTGCTCCAGCTCATCACGACGGTAATTGTCTGGGCCTGCGCTCTGAAAACCGTCGCCGTCCTAATTGCAGTCATCCGCAGCCCGGAGCTCGGCGCGTCGGTCGACCTGTCCGACGTGCTCGGCTTTACCGGCTGGGCAACCATCACAGAGCTTGGCCTGCTTGCCTTCAAGCGGGTTTTTGCAAAAAAGAATGATCCGGTAGAATAACGAAAGGGGTACACAATATGTATAAGCGAGTGAATTTTGAACCGATGGATAAACACCTGTCGGAAAGCATTCGGGGGAAGCTTGAAGAAGCGGAAGCGCTCATCATGCAGCTCCCGGCGGGAAGGAATAGAAGTATCGCCCTGACAAAGTTGGAGGATACAATGCTTCGTGCGAACCTCGCAATCTCTGACGCGGTTGCGACGAGAAGCGAAAGCGAAACAAAGGACTGAAAGGAGCATACATATGGAAAACATCAAGAAGCGGCTCGGCAATCTGCTGAGCGTCAAATCTATCGTCACACTGGTGCTGACGGCGGTATTTGCGTACATGGCAGTCGCCGGGAAGATCTCGCAGGACTTTATGATGGTATATACCGTCGTGATCGCGTTTTACTTTGGCACACAGAGCCAGAAAGCGCAGGACGCGATCGACAACGCCACAAAGGAGGATGCGCAGAAATGAGCATCAAGATCGGGCAGGCCAGTCTCGGCGAGACGGGCGGCCGCAACCAGCAGCCCGGCAATCAGACCGGGCGGGAGCTGAATATCTCCAACTGGTACAATGGCCGCTGGCTCGGCGTCCTGCGCTACAAAAGCCGCAAAAAGGCTGCGCGGGCCGCGCAGACGTGCGAGGCGGCCATTAAAAACCGGAACATCGGTTACGATATGAGCGACCGGAACACGGCGTACGAGGCCGCAAAGGCCGTCCGATGGGACGTGAGCAAGATTGAAGAGCCAGTGGAGACGGATTGCTCCGCGCTCATGACGCTCTGCGCCGTGGCCGCAGGCTGTGAGGCCGTCGCCGCGCTCTACAAAAAGCAGGGCAACAGCTGCACCACCTACTGTATGCTGCACGATTGGCCTGCGACGGGAGACTTCGAGCTGCTGACCGGCAGCAAGTATCTGACGACGGACGCCAATCTCCTGCGCGGGGACGTACTGGTAAGCTCGGGCCATACCGTGATGGCCCTCGAAGATGGAAAAAATGCAGAGGAGGAAACTGAGATGGTAGAAAAGAGCAAAATCATCGTGGACGGCAAGGAAGTCGCCGTCGAGCGGATCCTGAAAAACGGCACGAACTACGTAAAGGTGCGGGATCTCGCCGCCGCGCTGGATCTCGAAGTCAGCAACAAGGGCAACATCGCCGTGCTGAAGCACAAGGAAAAGTAAGGAGGCGGGCGTATGTCGCCGCAGGCGCGGGCCAAGCTGCCGCCAGAGCTGGGCCGCCTGACCCGCAAGGATATGGAGGCCGTGATCTATCAGGCCAATCTTGGCCGGGAAAATGAGAAGATCGCGCAGCTCTATTTTGTGGATAAGCTTCCCCAGGTAGACGTTGCAACAGAGCTGTTCCTGGGCCGCGCCACGGTCCAGCGCCGCCTGCCGGAGATCATGCGGGAGATGCAGCGGACATCCAGCAAACTGTATAACTGAGATAAGCGCCGAGAAATCGGCGCTTATTTTTAAAAATTTTTGCATTTTCCTCTTGACAATTACACGCATTGCGTGTATAATAAAGCCATAAGATAAAGCAAGGCGAAAGCCGGGAGGGAACAAAAATGAAACAGTACAAATACTTTTACAAAGTCACCGACGAGAACGGCCAGATCATTTTCAACCATCGTTCCGATTATGCATACCGTCTTCTGGCGCTTGCGAACAAGGAAAGCCGCGACAGCGACGGCAGTATGCTTGCCGCATGGTACTTCGGCAAGGTTGAGCACAACATCCCCGAAGACGTGTGGGAGCGTGTGCAGGTTTACGGCGATAGAATTTGAAACGGAGGGAACTACAGATGACGAACGTAGAGGAAATCACTAGAATCATGGAGGCCGGGCGCGACGCAGGCCGCGCACAGGAACCGATGCGGTTTTCGACGCAGGAAGAGCGCAACGCATGGTATGAGGAACAAACGGAAATTCTGGCGAAGGTTATGGCTCCAGTAGGAGACGAACCTTACGATAAGAACTTACAAGGGCATAAGATCGCGGACCGTTTTGCGGATATCCATACATTCGAAATCTACAGGCTTACCAATATCCGATACATTATCGGGGACTTCGAAACGTATGAGGAGTACGCGGCCCACTGCCGGGCGGAAATAGAAGCATGGGCCGATGAACTTCGTGCAGATTTGGGGGAAGAGGACGATTGAACGGCTATCAGCAAGCGATCCTCATGCTGCTCGGCGTTGATACCTGCGGCAAGTTCCTTGTCCGCTGTGTTGATCGGTGGTACATCAACGCGGTTGCCGAGCTTTTCCCTACTGCGCCATACCTCCAGCACCGTGCAGACGGGAAGAAAGACTTTTGGGTTGTGAAATCCGCGAAGGTGCATCTTCTCCCGTCCCTCGCCGACGTGACGGATTGGCAGGGATTTTGCCGCGGTGTGGTGGAGCTGCAAGCTTGCCTTGATCTCTGGCCGCACAAGGTACGTGGCAAGCCCACCAGGACGCCACGGCTGCGGGTTTACGGGCAGCCTGAGCTTTTAACGCAAATATCCTCGCATTTTTCGGCAGGGCCGAAAAAGCTGCAATTTCAGCGCACGCAGACCGGCGAAACGTGCGTCCTGTACTATCAAAGCCCGGCAGAAGTTGCTGATATTCTCGATTCGCTGCACGGCGAACCTTGCAACCGCGAACTCTGGGCCAGCTGGGACGCGCTCATGCAGCAAAATTCATCAGTATAGGAGGATCGAAAAATGAAACTCACACCCTTTATCCGCTCCGCCCTCTACGCCGAAACCGGTGCATACACCGACCGCGACTCCTACATCTCCGATATGGCGCTGTCCAGCGTCTGGGGCGATGCCGAAGACGAAGAGATTCTGGCGGAGCGGCTGGCGCTGCTCGGCGGGATCTGGGACGGCGCGCACTGCACGATCCCGGATGTGATCAAAAAATACGGCCTGACGCAGACCGGATTTGCGCAGTATTTTGGAATCCCGCTGCGCACCGTGCAGGACTGGTGCGGCGGACGGCGTGGATGCCCGCCGTATGTGGCCGCGATGGCGGCGGAGATTCTGGCTGTAAACGAACGATAACAAAAACTAAGCCCGTGGAATAACCGCGGGCTTAAATTTTGAACCAAATTGATACACAACTGAGGCACAAGAAGCCGCAAAAAGGCCCATACTGGACACACAAAGGAGTGTTCGGTATGGGCTTTTCTTATTTTAATCCAAACCCCGCCGGGCAGAAGGTCGGGGACTGCACCGTCCGGGCCATCGCAAAGGCGACCGGGAAGAGCTGGGACGAGGTGTATATCGGATTGTGCCTGCAAGGACTCATCATGGGAGATCTGCCGAGCGCAAACAGTGTATGGGGTGCATACCTACGGCAGCATGGTTTTACCCGGAACGTGATGCCGAACACCTGCCCGGACTGCTACACGGTCGGCAGGTTTGCCGATGAGCACCCGCGCGGGACGTATATTCTCGCCCTCTCTGGGCATGTAGTGTGCGTGCAGGATGGGACGATCTATGACAGCTGGAATAGCGAGAACGAAATCCCGCTTTATTACTGGGTAAAAGAAACGGAGGAATGAACATGGCATATCCCTATTTCAATCCCTATTATCCGCAGCCGATGCCGGATAACCTCATGCAGATGCGGCAGATGCAGCAGCCACAGATGCAGCCCATGCAGCAGCCTATGTCGCAGCCAGTGCAACAGAACCCCATCGCGCAGAGCGGTGTGCAGTGGGTAAACGGCGAGCAGGAGGCAAGGGGTTATCTCATCGCGCCCAACTCCGCTGTGGCGCTGTGGGATTCTACCGCGCCGACTGTGTATCTCAAGCAGGCGGATGCAAGCGGGAAGCCGACGCTCAAGATTTACGACCTTGTAGAGCGCGCAGAGACGCCCCGTACATATCCGCAGGGAAAGGGCATGGAATTTGTCACCCGTAAAGAGTTTGACGCGCTGGCGGCTCTTGTGGGCGAAATAAAGGGCAAAAAGAAACGCAAGGCCGAGGAGGACGAAGACGATGAGTAATCCGTTTATGGCCGCGCTGGGCGGCGGGCAGATGCCGATGGGCAATTTTGCACAGATGGTGCAGCAGTTCAACCAGTTCAAAGCAAATTTCAAGGGCGACCCCAAAGCCGAGGTCGAAAAGCTCTTGCAGAGTGGTAAGCTAAACCAGCAGCAGCTCAATCAGCTACAGCAGATGGCGAAGCAGTTTCAAAGCCTGATGCAGTAATCATCAACATAAATCAACATCGTGGCCACGATTTGATGAATAAAAATTTTTCAAAGGAGTGATACTATGTCTCTTTCTGACGGCGGCGTTCAGGCCACTATGCCTGTTGCGCCAACCGGCATGATGAACAGCGGCTTTGGCGGCTTCGGCGGCGATGGCGCGTGGTGGATCATCATTCTTTTCCTGTTTGTTTTCTGCGGCTGGGGAAACAACGGCAACAGCGGTGCTGCTGACAATTACGTCCTTGCAAGTGATTTTGCCACTCTTCAGCGCCAGATCGACAGCGCAGCATCGACGATCGAACGTAAAAGCGACATTACGCAGCAGGGCATCTGCGATGGCTTCTACGCCATGAACACTACGCTGCTGAACGGCTTTGCGGGCGTCAATCAGAACATGAACAGCGGTTTCCAGAATGCCGAGCTTTCCCGCTGCAACCAGCAGGCAGCTCTCATGCAGCAGCTCAACGCCATGCAGATGCAGGCCGCAGATTGCTGCTGCGAAAACCGTGCAGCTATCGCCCAGGTGCGCTACGACATGGCGACGCAGGCGTGTGACACGCGCAACACCGTGCAGAACGCCACGCGCGACATCATTGACGCGAACAACCAGAACAGCCGCGCCATCCTCGACTTCCTGACGCAAAGCAAGCTGTCCGACCTCCAGACCGAGAATCAGAATCTGAAGCTGGCGGCATCTCAGGCCGCGCAGAACAACTACCTCATTTCGCAGCTGCGTCCGTGCCCTTCCCCCGCTTACATTACCTGTAACCCGTGGGCTGGTAGCGGCTATGGCGGCTGTGGCTGCAATCAGGGGTGCGGCTGCTGACAACTGCATAGCATAGCTTTTTCGTGACCTCACGAAAATGGTCGGCCCCGTGCCGATACTGACAACAACGCGGCGGGGCAATCGCCCTGCCGCTGTATTTTTATGAAAGGAATGATTTTATGGCTGAATTTACATCATCCGGGATTCAAACTGTCGCCGCTGGGCAGAACGTCCCGCTTATCTCCACGGCGGCTTGCGGAAAGCCGTGCATCGTACATCGAGAAGGAAGCGGGCTTGTTACGTTGCGCGGGCTTACGCAGCAATGCAAGGCGAAGTTCCGCGTATCCTTTGGCGCGAATATCGCCATCCCTACAGGCGGAACAGTAGGTGCCATTACCGCTGCGCTTGCAATCAACGGCGAACCTCTGAGCAGCGCCACAGCGACCGTAACCCCTGCGGCTGTTGAAAACTATTTTAACATCTTTGTTTCCACATTCGTGGAAGTCCCGCGCGGCTGCTGCCTGACTGTAGCGGCGAAGAACACCAGCGCCCAGGCGATCAATTTCGCAAATAGCAATATGATCATCGAGCGCGTATCGTGAAAGGAGGATGCAATATGTACGATTTGAGAAACCTGCGTGAAATGCTCTGCAAAGAGCTTGACGAAATCGCCGACAAGCGCGAAATGTCTGCGGGCGATCTGGACGCGATCCAGAAGCTGACGAGCTCCATCAAGAATACATACAAGATCGAGATGGCTGAAGACGGCGGCTATTCCCGCGATGGCGAGTGGGAGGCGGATATGCGCGGTACATATGGACGGGGCAGCTCTTACCGTGGCCGCCGCCGCGACGCAATGGGCCGCTACAGCCGCACAGACGCCCGCGATCATATGCGCGCGCAGCTGGACGATATGATGCGCGATGCGGACGACGATAAGACCCGCGAAGCGATCCGCCGCTGCATGGAGCAGATCGAGCGGGCATAAGGAGGCGCGATATGCTGGATAAAGCCGAGATCCGCAAGGAGATAGCGCGGCTGGAATATGAGGAATCCAGCTATCCCAATTATGCCAAACTGGCAGATCTTTATGTGATACGCGACAAGATGCAGGAAGAGGAACGGGGCGACGGCGGTAAGTATGTGGGTTACTACTCCGGCGCTCCCGCCCCTGTGACCGCAGAACCGGCTATCGTTGGCGAGTACGGGGACAGTGAGTTTTTACTTGCGGTAGCTGGGAAAAACCCGGCAAAGGCTTGGGCGGTTGTTGATGAACTTATGGACACACTATCGCTTGTGAACCGAAAAGTCTATGATTCTGTGCTGCGGAAAATAAAGTCCATGTAGCAAAAAACAGGGGAGTCCCCTCGCATTGCGCTTAATTTGTAGCATACAATGTAGCATACAGGAAATGATTTTATGTTACATAGCGTGTCATAATGTGATTTTTCGCTTTTTGGGAATACGCGGAAAATAGGGCAAAAAGCATAAAAAAGTACCGGTTTTAGCTGCTTTCAAGCTAAAACCGGTACTTTGGCGCGGAAGGAGAGATTTGAACTCTCGCGCGCTTTTTAGACGCCTACTCCCTTAGCAGGGGAG